AATACAGACATCAAATTTTCTAAATTATTTTCTACTCCATTTTGTATATAAGTTTCAATGTCAGCATATTCTCCGAGGCTAATTTCTGATAAATCAGGATGAAAGCCGTATTCTACTCCATCAACCTTAATTATATTTTTTAACTTAGTATCTTCACTTTCTTGTAATTTAGCTATTTTATTTAAAATCTTTGATATATCATTTAAACTTAACTCCTTTATTAAATTTGTAGGTATATCTGATAATGTTTTAATTGTATCTAATGCTTCTTTAGATTTAGATTTGTTTTTATTATTAATAAGTTTTGCCCATTTCTCTAATGTTACATCATCCCAGCTATTTATTAGATTGTATGTTTTTTGCTTACCTTCTTTCTTAATCTTTACTTGCATAATATATAATAGAATTAATTGATATTTAGTTTAAAATAGTATATTTGTATGTTTTCATAATCGTTTAAAGTTTTTTTAAAAGGTGTAGCTTCTAAAGTTGCACCTTTTTTATTGCACATAATACTTACCTAAGTTTGGATTATCTAAATGGTATATAACATTATACCTTACTCCATCTATTGAATGATTGTAATTGTCTACATATAGCTTAGAACCTTTGTCAGCATAAACATAGTTGTTTAATTCTTTAGCTATGTTAGTAGATTCTGGTGTAACAATTAATTGATAGTCTTGCATACGAGTAATACCACTTTCTATAGTTCCTTTTTTAACTGGTTTAATGTTTACACCTAAATATCTTAAATCTTCTATTAGTCTAGGCTCTGCACTATCTGCAATAATTAACTTGTTTTCTACCTTTTTAAGTATTATTTCTGCTAATTCGTGCGATTTTAAACCATTTCTATAAATATGTTCTTTTAAGTATATCTTCATTTTCTTCTTATCTATAGCTACCTCAGTTAAACTATCAGGATCAACAGAGAAACCAAAGTCCATACCACAAGATGTTTGTAAACCATCAGGATTAAATTCTCCTAACACCCAATTACTAAACACAACACCTTCAGCTTTGTCAAGCCAACCACCCATAATTTTATGAGTATATTTTTTAAAGTTTATATCTTTAAGTCTATATATTCTATCTAAAAAACTTTGTGATAGGTTTTCTTTATTATCTAAGTAATTTGTATGTATATAACAAACGTTATCCTTAACACCATTAAAACCTGCTGATACACCTCTATCTTCAAAGAATCTTTTATATATCCAATGTTCTTTTGTAACTGGATTTAACACAAGTATAATTCTATTTTGTACATTCTTTTGTCTAATACTAAGATCAATAGTATCAAATATGTTTTCATCTACAAGTTCTTCTGCCTCATCTAATACCCAAGTAGATGTACCTTGTAAAGATTTAAGTGATGCAGTTTGATTTCCTGCTGATGTTTTAATACCTCTAAACAATATATCACTATTTGTTGATGTATTGACAACCTCTGACTTATTGATGCTAAATATATTATCATACCCTAATAGTCCTATCTTTTCTAAGAACTCAGGTATAATAGATAGATGGGCAGATACCATTGTAAACCTTGTAAACAACACTCTTACCCCTTGTGTCATTGTTAGTAGTGTTAAGAATACGCTAACGGCATAAGACTTGCCTGATCCTCTACCACCAGTTATAATGTAGTACCTAGATTTAGCAGAAAATAATGCACTATACTTTTTATTCAGTTTCGGATTCAACAAAGTTTATTATAGGTATGTTTATTGTTTCGCTATTACTTGTAACATCTACTCGTTGTTGTGGTTTACCATAAAAGTATTCAAAGAATAATTTAACTGCCCATTGTTCTCTGTTCTTTAAGCCTTGTTCTAAAGACTTTAAAGCATCAGGATTCATAGGTGTTAAGTTCTCTATTAGTTTTTGTTCTTCAGCTTTAGCCTTTCTACCTGCTCCTTCTCTTTTACCACCATGTGTCATTTGAAATAATTTGATTAATCAAGATATACTATATAATAGAAATATCTCTTATTTGTTTTTATCGTTGTAGCTTGATTTTAAGTATGTTATTCTCTTTTTCAAGGAACTCTACAGTAACTCTTAATTGTGCTAACTCTGTTTTTAATTCTAGCATAGTCATAACACAATCATCTTTATATGTTTCAAGCTTATCTACTCTTGTTCTAAGATCATCTCTGTATATTGTTTGTTCTGTCTTATCTTCTTTATCTTTCTCTCTTTTGTTTCTTATTAAAAATTCGTAGAACTTCCAACCCCCTGCTCCAAACATTACAGATATTGCAGTAATTATTATTGTTGTTATGTTATCGTTCATAATAGACTTTTATGTAATTGTTCTTTTTTTAGTTTAAGATATATCCATAGCCACATAGAGAAGTACCAAGATGTAATAAGTAATGCCCTAAAATCTAATAAGTCAAAATTTTCCTCAGTATAAATACTTAGACAATATCTTACAGTAGAAAACAAATATAAGACTAAGTACATACCTATAAACCTTATTAAGTAATTTAAATTGTTTAAAGATAAAACTATAGATAAAGAAAGTATAAGGTATGTAAGGTATAACCAATATGTATTAGGCTGCCCTAGTTCTAACCAATAAGAATATTTAGTCCATAAGACTTGATTGTTAAGACAGTCGCTTATACACCACCAGAACAATAAACTGTGGTAGTCAAAGTAGACCAAGATGTTCTTTATGTTATTAAAGTAATTTCTAATTATATTCATTGGGTAACATTAATCTTATTCCTAATTCTGTTAAAGCCCATATCCTTATCTGTTCTGCATACACTTCAAAGGCTTTAGTGTTTAGTGTTGCCGTACTTCCTATCTTACTTATGCCTATCTTCTTATCGTTTATCTCTAACATCTCCCATTCTTGCAGAAACTTAGCCCTTAGTATATCGTGCATCTCTTGTGGGAAGTAGCCAAGTGAATTACCTAATTCTTGCACTATACATTTCCAATAGTAATTGTTCTGCATATTTGATCTATTGTTTCTTTGCTTCTTTACATCAACTATATAATCATTACCTAACTCCTTTAAATAGTTTATTAGGCTTTGCTTATCTTTATCATCCTTTATTACAAACTTCAAGATATTGTATCTTTAGCCCTGCTCCAAAGTTTATCATTCTTATTAGATAGAGTAGGTTCTGTTCTTTTAATGTTAGGAAAACCACCAAACTTAAAAATTTCTTGCATATATTCTCCACACTCTGGACATTCAGTTCCTACATTAACTACTTTAGAATTTATTACTTTCATTACAACTCTACTTAATTCTTTTTGTATTTCACATTTATTACATTGATATTTTAACATATTGGTTTTTTATTTAATTCAACTCTTTGTTTTCCATTAGATTTAGTTCTTGTATCTTTTCTGCCTAATGTATTCCAACCTGCAACAGGATAAGAAAAACCAAACTGCATTATAAAAACATTATAAATTTTAGTACAATATAATTTATTATTTTTTGGCATTTTTTTTATTTAAATTTTTAATTCATTATTTAAAATAAAGAGGAGTATTAATAATAAAATTAAAGGATGCTCTTATACACCCATTACTTTCAAATGGCAAAATTGCCTACTCCCCTTTATTTATTTTCAATTCATCTAACTCAAACTTCAAATGATTTATCGCTTTTTCTATACACTTTTCTGGAGAACTGTGTTTAAAATTAGCCCTTAACAAATAAGTAACTGCATTACCAATATTCCAACTTAACTCCCAATCTGATATTACTTTTCTAGCTTCGTACTTATAATTCTTTCCTATATAATAATCTGGTATCTTACTCATATTTTTCGTATATTCTTTTAATTCCTTTGTAACAATCATTAAGGCAACTGCTGCAACTTGTACCTGTATCATAATTTGTTCCATAAATTACATTAAACAATTCAATCATTCTTTTTTTAGTTGCTTGATTTTTTGCAACACCTTTATTTATATTTTTCCAAACTAACATAACTTCTTCTACTAAATGATTAGGTATATCATCAGGCTGCTCTATCTCTTTTGTCTTTAACCAATATCCTTGTGGACATTCTTGATTCCCTAATCTAGCTTTAATAGACATAAAACATAAACAAACTTTACAACTTCCAGTTGGCTTAAAATAATAATCACAAGCCTTACAAATATCTATTCTGTCTTTATAAATTTCATCTTTGACAAAAAACTTATTCATCTAAAAGTTCTTTAAGTTGTTCTCTTACCTTGTCAATAGTAGTAAATAAACTGTTTCTGCTTATACCAGTCTTTTTAGCTAATCCTGATAAAGTATTGCCTTCATAGTAATATAGCTTAAAAACATCTCTATCGTACCAATACAAGGATTCTAATGCCTTATCTATTTGTTCTAGTTTCTGCCATTGTACATACTCCTCTTGATTAGGTATATTATATAAATGCTTTTGATTAGATGTTTCCCCTGTCTTTACAATATCATAAGTTATAGTACTTGTTTGTTCATCTAAATTTTTATAATAAATATTAAATTTATAATAATAAGGACTTCTGACACTTGTAAAACTTCTTCTTAGTATTACTGCTCCATACCTTATTAAACCTTTCTCTCCATCCTTAATCCAAATATTTTTTAAAGTAGATTTGTTCATCTGCATAAAATATAATAGACATTCTTGTACTACCTCATCAATATAGTTTATGTCTTTAGTAAACTTATAAGACATCTTCACAAAAGTCTTTCTACAATCTGCTACTGCTTGATATACTTCAGTCATTTTTATTTTCTAAATCAGCCAAATTTAAAACTAAATCAGCTAAATACTTATCTAATAATCTTTTATATGTACTTAATGATTCTTTATTTCTTTTTGTTTCAATACCTGCAAAATAACCATTACAACAAACTGATAAATTAATAGGTAGTATCATTAACCAATCATTCCAATTACCTATTCTTTCATCTACATCTTTACCATAAGCATTGTGATACTCTATAATTAAATTTACTACATCACAAAAATTATCATATTTTAGATCAGAAGAACATTCATCTACAAAAGATAACATTAAATTTAAATATTCACTAACATATATTTCATGTTCAGCATTAGCGAAAATAGGCTTTATCATTTTCAAATATAATCATTATAATTATTCTATATTTTTTTCTAATTTCAATTTATTAACAATTGATTTGTAATAAGTTATCTTTTCCTCATAATCTATTCTAGACATTTTTACTATTTTCCTTGCTTCCATTTCTAATGATTCAGCAGTTCCTTTCCCATATTTATTATCAATGTAAATACTCATTTTATATTGCTCTCCTTGTGAAAAACAATTACAAGCTATACATTGTACTGCACAATTTTGTTCATTCCATCTTGTAGAATGATGTCTGCGAGATTGAAAATGTCCGTTTTGCATACCGACCTTGTAGTGTCCTAACTTACCACAAGTACAACAACTTACAATTCCTTCTGGAGTAGATAATTTTAGCCTAATGTAAAGACTAAACCACTTATCTAATTCTTTCTTTAACTTACTAATAGTCTTTACCCCCATATTAATTTTTGCTCAAATACTGGTTTAGGTTTAAAATATAGATACTTAGCTATAGTAGTTTGTCTGCCAAATCTAGATTCTACTTTTAAATCAGATGTATGTATTCTATAACCATCTTTTTTTAATTTATATATAATATCAGAAAGTCTAGTAGCACCATATTCCTTTATGGCTTCCCAACTTGTAATATGTCCATAATTATTTAAATGCCATTTAATAGCATCTTTTTGAGTTTTAACTTGATCTTTAGTAATTTTAATTGTTTTCATTTTAATTAATTTAAGATTTAAATTTTTTTAATTCTTCTTCTGTAAAATAATTATTGTTCTCTAATTTATTAGTATTTTTTTTTGCATCATTATATAAATCTATATTTTTTTCTTTTATAAATTCTTCAAATACTTCAAACCAATGAAGTTTTGAAAGTTGTTTGCTGCTTATTTTTTTTTCATTTAAAAATAAATATTCTACAGTTTCATAAAGTTTTTTATAATTTTCTTTCATAATTTAGTTATTTTAATAATTTTAAAGGCTCTTGATAAAAAGGTACATTCTTTTGATTTAATGTTTCTGTTTTATAAATTGCCTCGTTAATAGTTTTTTTATGTGAAATAATAAATCTGAAAAATGTTTTAATATTTATAAAAGGCTCAAACTCGCAATACCTTACGCCTACATGAAAAGATTCCTGTATTTGATTAAATGACATTCTTCTAAATCTATTTTCTTTTTGTAAATCCTCTGCAAATATCTTAGCAAGAGATGCCATTGTATTAGCATCTGTTCTATGTCCTAACTCTACTGAAGTCTTAGCTATTAAATCTAAAGTTTTTTTTATTAGTTCTTTAATGTTTTCATCTTGTAATGCTTTCATTTTTTTAATTTATATTTATTCATATCATTCATTTGCCGTATATAAACTTTAGCCCTATACTCTGGAGTAATGTCTACAAGATTATTATTATATTCCTGCTTACCACTATATTTAAAATAATTATCTAAATCTATAACATTTTCTTTATATAACTTTTTAAAATATATTGCTTGTTTTATTTCATCTATATAACTCATAATAAATTTTTAGCTTTTTGCCATTCATTAATCTGTGAATCTAATTTAGATGTACCTATTTTTTTTGGCTTATCCCATTTCTTAGAATTTTTCTGCCATCTGGATAATCTTAATTTAATTTCAAATGTTCCTTGCTTTTGAAACCTCATCTTTTTAATTCCTTCTGTCCAATAACTTATAAAATCTTCTTTCATTTCTTTTGGGTAATCAAAAAACATAACTTGATTAACAAATTTTTCCTTTATAGATATATTATTACTTGTAGTATTAATACTTGTAGTATTATACTCCATCTTTTCGTGTATAGGGCTATCCATTATTTTCGTGATACTTATACATCTTCGGATGATTTGTTTATTAATATCTTTTTCTATATCTATATTAACAAAACCATAACTCTTTAAATCAGAAACCCAAGAAGATATAGTGTTTTTACTTACATTATATAAATTAGCAAAGTAATTATTTGATGCAAAACAATAACCATGTTTATTACTTAAAGCAGTTATCTCTCCAAATAATAATTTAGCATTAGGCTTTAATGTTGAATACCTTACGTTAGCAGGTATAATAGCATAGTAACTAGGATTATCTTTCATGTAGTAATTATGTCTATAGAGTAATCATAGTCCTTTAATGATTCATTAATAATATCAATGTTATTAGAAAAATCTAAATAGTTAGTATGTACAAAATGTTTTATATTTCTACATTTTACTTTTATTTTTACTTGTGATTTAATAGTAGTCTTAATTCCTGCATCTATTAAATGTCTAATAAGATCATCTCTATTTTTAAATACTAATTTAAACTTCTCTTGTTCTAAATAAGCATTATATACTTTATTAAAAACCTCTCTATAAACAGGAAAAGATTGATAATTATGTTTATGGGTTTTTCTATAATGTATAACTGATGTTCTGTCTTTTTTTATAATATCAGCTATTGTTTCTGGATGTATGTCTTTAGCTATAATAGCAATAACTGATGCTACCATTCTAGGCACTAATATCTCTTGCTTTCTAGTTCTAAAAGATAAAGAACCTTGTTGCAACCCTACTAAATTTGTAGTAAGGTCGCACAATGATTCAAATTTTTCTCTATCAGTCATATTAGAATGGTAGATCATCGTTAGTTATTTCATCTATCTTGCTTTTTAATCTACTATCAAAATTATCTGATTTATTTTCTAATCCCATAACCCAATTATAAAACTTCTCTGCATTATGTAAAACTTCTTCAGCAGTACAATCATTATTAAAGTCTACTGCTGATTTTAAACTTGACTGTCTTACAATTAACTTCTGTACATCATCTGACTTTTGTGGACTTGACTGTGTAGGATTATTCTTTTGATAATCAGTTACAATCTTAATACTTCCTTTGTCGTTAATAGTGTAAGAAATTTCTTGTCCACTTGTTAATTTAGATTCATTTGATTTACGATATATTTTACCCACATCTTTGTTTTCTAATTCTACTTCAAAAACATAAAATTCTTTAAACATTCCAGAACCTTGTACATTTACTACTTTACTATTTTTCATATCTATTTATTTTGTTATTATTAATTGTCTATTATTATCTTCATACATCTTTAACATTTCTTCTGTTAAGTTATAGGAGTAAGTTGCAGTTATATTTAATATAGTATTGTCTTTACATCTCTGTAATTCTGTTCCAATTACTATAGCACTACCCCAACATTTTTCTTCATCTGCTGAATAGAATGGTCTACCATTAGCCTTACAAAGCATATTGTGTTTTTGCTTTACCCCTCTAGTATCTTTAAAGTAGTATAACTTAGCCTCTACTATTTTATCATCACATTCATCATATATCTTTTGTAAGGCTTCTTGATGCTCTTGTTCTATCTCTATAAGCCTTTCTGCACTTGGAGGAGTAGGTATATATATATCTCTCATATCTAAATTCGTGTTAACCATTTATCATTTAAATGCTTTAAATACTTAATTGCGTAAAACAATTCTTTTTCATTGTATTTAAACTTTGCAAATTCTATATTAAAACAAAAAAACCTTTTATAGATTATTATAGAATCTTTATTGGATATTAATTTATATTTCATAATCCTAAAATATTATCTATTAAACTTGGTAAAATTGCAATAACTAAAACAATTACTGTTACTAAAGTAAAACAAGCAATTGGTACTAAAATGTTTATTAATTTATTCATATTATTTATTGATAAATGTTCCTTTGTTCCAAGTATGTTCTACAAACATTCCGTCAAGAGTCATAGTTAGATTGCCTTGAGCAGTTACGAAGAATTCAGCTAATTCAAATCCTGTTACTTCTTTGATTCCGTTGATGATTTGTGATTTAGTTAACATTTTTTTAAGTTTTAAGTTAGTAATTATACTGCAAATATACAATACTTTTACATATCAACAACTATATTAACATAAATACTTACAAAGTTATTAACAATTACTGTGTTAAAAGTATAGGAATGATTTAAGACATTTTATGTCTTTACTAGTGTAATACTATTAAAAAAGAATATAAAGTCTTATAAGGGCATTAAAAGACTTATAGGAGTTGTTCCGTTGTTTAATACTACTGCACAACCTATAGATTGTTTACGAAAATTTTTTGCATAAGCTGCTGCATAAGATTTATGATTTACACCACAACCTACTTGCATACCAAACACTCTGTACTTTTTTCCACAAAACCATTGAACATAAGCAGCAGTATGTGTATGACCACAAACTGATGACATCATATTATTTTTAGCTTTTGTTGATGCTTGACCACCTTCTCCGTGTTCATACAATACATCATTATATATAACACTTTCTACCCAATTCCATTTAGGTGTTTTTAAAACATCATTATAAGACTTTATCCAAGCTGATGGGATACCACCTGTCATAGCTTTTCTTGCAGCCATTCTATCGTGGTTTCCTATTAAAACATCTGCATTAGGAAATGCTTTGTACCATCTTGCTATTCTTTTAATAGCATAACTTAACTCATCTCCTGCTGACATACCATCTGGATCAGATTCGTGATATGAAAATCCGTGCGAATCAATACAATCTCCTATGAATATTACTTGATTACAGTTCCAAGTTTCATACTGTTCTACACACCAATCAAGATACTCATCAAGACAAAAAGGTTCGTGCAAATCTCCTATTACTAATATATTACTTATCTTTTGCTCTCGCAGTTTTTGAATGACTTGTATCTCGTGTGGCTTTAATCTGTATCTGTTATTTTTTTCCACTATCAGCTAGTCCTTGCGCACCTGTTAAAGCAACTAATGACCAGAACATTTCTGTAACGTGAACCTCATCAATTCCTAAAACTCTAGCTACAAAAGGAATTACTATTGCTGCTATAGTGTACCATACTTTACGACTTTTTAAAATTTTACCTATTAAATATTGTTTCATTTTCTTTGTTTTAAATTAATAACTCCAAATAACATTACTGTCTTTACTACTATCTATATCAACGTGAATAAATCCTTTCTTAAATGCTATGCCTAGCCTATTAAAGCCGACTTCTATAAGTGCATTAATAATTAAGAATCTATCTCTTGAACTTTTTGGTAAATATATATCTACGGCTAAACCTTTTATATGACTAGAACCTACTCTACCCCCAACTTTAAGATTCCATTCTACTGTTCTATAACCACTTGTAATTTTAAAAGGTATTCCTGCTCTTTCTCTTGCTTGATCTAATAATCCTATCAAAACTTTATTCATATTATTCCCACTTCCTTCTACATCAGGACTATCAAACTCAGATATTTTAAAATATTTCAAAATTATTTTTTTGAATTTCTTTTTTTTTGATTATACCATTTGTCTATTGTATAGGCTATTGATACAACTAACAGGATAATCTTTAAAGCTATTTCTATGTTACTGAATGTTGTTACGCTTAGAATTACTGAATTTACCCCTATTACTTCTCCCACTTCCTTTGTTACTAGATTTATCGGCATTTGTCAAGTATGATTTTAATTTTATTTTATTTACTTCTTTAATTTTATAATGTTTCTTCATTAATTATATGTAGTATCTAAAAAATCTCTTATTGTTATTTTATGATCATTAATTCTTATTCTTTCAAGATTCATTCCCTGATAATATGAATTAGAATCAGGAGAAATATCACTTCCTGTGTTCGTACTATATTCAGGATAAAGATTTGAATTATCACATAAATAAGAAACAAGCCTTTCTGTATAAAATTGAGCAGTATTTGAAACTTCTGATCTTAAATCTTGTGCATCTGTTCTTGATAAAGGATTAGAATTTTCAGCAGTTTTCGCAACTACATTATTGTTTTGTACCTTATATCTTAAAAAAGGTAAAACCTCATAGAAACTGTAATGTATTAAAACATCAGCTATGTAATCATCTAATAGTAATTTATAGTTAGCATTTCCAACATTACCTATTGTACCTAATTTAATCATTTGTTGAATTGCTACAAATAGATTAGTTCCTAATTTTGTTTCTATATACTTTTCTTGTGCAATTCTTACATAAGGCAACAAAAATTGAACGTCTACATTCATATTGATTGCAGTAGAATCTTTTAGTTTATCTTCTGATATAAATAGTACGTATGCCATAATTATCTTCGGTTTTTAAATCCGTTATTTTTCATTCTTTTTGGTGCTTTAGCTACTTTGTTATCATTCTTTTGAGCAGTAAATCCTTCTGACCTAGCTTTAGTATATCCTATCAATTGACTAGGAGATATATTACTCTTAGCATTAGTTAGTGAAGTCTTATAAATTTGTCTAAGCCAATAGTGATGGCAATTTCCACCTCCTTTCCAAAACCATATAGAATATGTAGCTGAATCCCCTTTAGGTCCCCAACCTTTATTAACTTCCATACTTCCCATATTAATAATATCTTGTTTACGATATATCTTTTTTGCTGAAGTCATTAGTCTACAAAAATCTCTAGTTTCTCCTTTTTGTGATAAAAAATTATCTTTAGCATAAACATATCTTACTTTATAATAATCATTAAATGATTTATTTACTCCATCTTGATTGTTTTTACCTCTAGTTTTTGCATTAGGTCTTGCAATACCTGTAGATGCTAATTCAGTTTTATCGTTAGCAAATTCATTAAGACTTTGCTCAAAATCAAAATCTTCATGTTCATCTTCTACTTTTTCTTCATCTATTAATTCCCAGTCTTTAGGTATATCTTCCATTGATTCTAGAAATACATCTAATTCTGTTTTACTAAAATTCATTAACTCATCATGACTTTCACAAGCCATAAAGACATTTTTACCTTCGTATTCATGTTCATGGTAACCACTACACCCAAGTCTTTCAGCATGAGCAATAGCTTCTTCTTTTGTATCATAAACAGGCTTTCCATCAATCATTCCCACTTTACTATAATCATCTTCTTCTACCACCTGATCTTCTTCTAATGGAGCAAGTCCTAGTTCTTCACGAATTTCTGCTTGAGTCATAACTGATCTCATATCTTCTATAGTAAATTGAGTAGTAATAGGTTTAGCTTGAACAAATGAAATAGGCAAGTCCATGTTATTTATTCTAAAAATCTTTGCTAAAACTCTTAATATTTGAATCTGGAAGCCTTTTACTACTGTATTTAAGTATACTTCAAAAGCACTATTTAGTTCATCAACATTAGAACCTAATCCTGTATCTGATTTAATTCCTAAAAGCATTGGTGAGGTAACTCTATGTCCTGTCAAAATGTTCTGCACCAAAAGTTCTTGTAAAGCCAAATACTGTTTGTCAGCATTACTTACAGATATTGGAAATATATCAGGAGTTCTAGTTTTATCATCTGAAAATGTAATTATCATTTTACCTGAATTAGAACTACCTGAAAATTTAGCTGCAAGACTTCTTTCTAAAGAAATTCTTTCTTCTTGTGTTGGTACTCCGTTAGCAAAATTAATCATAAATGATCCACTAAAGCCATTAGCTATATTGTTTAGATGGTATTCAGATACTTTCTGATCTACCATAGCCCAATTGTTTGCTGCTATGTAATCAGGTGTATGGTAGACGTCCATATTAGGACTATATAAGCCACTATATAGTAATTGACTAGCACCTGTTCTATCATTACTATTAAATGCAGCTATTTTAGTAGGTTTATTTAATCTAGTATCACTCCAATCAGCAGAAACATAGTAATAGTCTACAACACCCATTTCATTTGGTATAGCACTTCTTACCCTTTCTACTGGTATATGATAAAGTTCAACTATTTCTGTTTTACCTTTATTCCAAATTAAATGTAATGCAAAAGCACCTTGTAATTTAAAATCTAAACTTATTTTTTTTATTATCTCATGTAATGATTCTTTACCATTAGCATTATAAAAGAAATTTTGCAGCTTAACATACCTTTCTAAATTATCTTCTTTACCATCTTCATCAATTATTATGTCATCTCCTGCGATCATGTCAGCAGTTCCATTTATAATAGCAGCATGAGTACTACTTCCATAATAAAGGTCTATTAAAAATTGTGGATATAAATTAGACCATTCTTCTGTTCCATATTCTATCCAATCTTTACCTCTTACTTCTTCTACTATAGGTGAAGTTACGCTTGATAAATCTATATTTAGTATGTTTTCCATTTTTTTTTATTCTTGTTCAGGTGTCCAAGCAGCAGTATTTACTATTACTAGGATTTCCTCGTGAGTATATTGATCTAATCCATCTAAAAAAGTTGGAGTATCGCCCTCAAATTTAGCAATAAATAATGTACCATCTACAGACCTTCTAACAGTTGCAGCAGAATCTTCTACTATTTGTGAGAAATCACATACAGGATTTCCTTCTGCATCTACTTCAGCTAATAATGTTACTAATGGTGTTGTATATATCATAATTTTATTTTTATGCAGGGTTATTAGGTGTATCTAAGACTATATCTCCTGCTACCATATTAGTCATTGTTCCGTAATTGTTTTCTGTGAATAAATCTATTGTTACAGGTAATCCTGTTGTCTTAGCATAAGTTTCTGCCTGTGTTTGTTCTTCTAACTGTGAACCCCAAATTAAAACTTCATCTCCTACTACTGCAACACTTGGTGCATCTATCCTATATTTAACAAAAGATGTTGGATTAGCAGATAAAGTCAAAGTAGCTTTATACCTAACCCAATCATTAGTCAAAACAAATTGAGAAGATTGTTGTGCTTCTGCATAGTTATCTCTTACTAAAAAGAAATTTACATTTTTACCAATACTACTTCCAACACCTTTAGCATATACACTTAAAGTAAAAGTTTTATTTGTAGTATTTATATCTGTACTAACAAAAGGGTCTGTACCTGTAGCAATTAATTTAGTAGCATTATTAGTGCCTATTGGACTTATTCCCTGATTACTTGCAACTGTAACTTGATTTTTAGTGTAACTGTTAAAATCTTCACTATAAGTAATTAAGTTAGTAGTTGTTGCTTTTCTTACTGCTGCTATACCATAAGATGGTAAGTAAGTTGTTGCTTGTGTTTGTTCTTCTACTTGAAAACCCCAAACATAAAATGTAGAACCTGCTTGAGCTCCACCTACAAGTCCTA